GGTCGGAAGCCCATTCGCCTAAACCGCGATGTCCGAGTGTTGACAAAAGACGAAGAGATGCAGAACAAGGTTTGGCAACAGTACCGCTTAATGGAGATGCTTAACTTCATGCCTGTCATCCAATTGATGGCAGATCGAGTCGAGGCTGATGATATTATCTCCTATGTTACTCAATCCCCACAGTATTCAGGTTGGGAAAAGATTATTATTTCGAGCGATAAAGACTTCTTTCAACTTTGTGATGATGAGACGGTTCTTTATCGCCCCATCCAGAAGAAATTTGTTAACAAGCCGAGGATTTTGGAAGAGTTCAAGATTCACCCTACAAACTTCGCACTTGCGAGGGCTATGGCTGGAGATAAGTCCGACAATCTTCCGGGAGTAAAGGGCGTTGGTCTTGGAACCATTTCAAAGAGATTCCCATTTTTCGCCGAAGAGAGGTCAGTAACGATCACCGATCTTATTGAGTTCTGTGAAAATGACAATACTGGCCTCAAGGCATTTGTCTCCATCTGTGAGGCACAGACCGTGATTGAAGAAAATTATAAAATCATGCAACTTTACGCTCCCACTATGTCCCTCAATGATAAAAGTAAGGTAAAGTACACTCTTGACAACTTCACTCCAGAGTTTAACAAAACAGAAGTAATTAAACGTATGGCCGAAGATGGCTTTGGAAACTGGGATACGTCCGATCTATTTTCAACCTTCAAGAGAATTTCAAGTAAAGCTTGACAGGCAGAAGTTCTCATGTTATATTAAATAGGTAAGGGGGGTTCAATGCCAAAGGAGGACTTTAGCCAATATGGCAAAGACTTTCAGGAAACTTTATGTCATCTGATCTTGGTCGATAGGCCATTCGCTGATCAGATGTTTGAGGTTTTGAATATTAACTTTCTGGAGCTTAAATATCTCCAGACTTTTGTTCAGTTGGTGAAGAAATATCGGGAAAAGTATTCTGTACACCCCACAGAAAAGATTATGACCTCTATTCTGAGGACGGAGATCTCGGAAGAGAATGATTCGGTCCAGCAACAGCTTAGGGGATTCTTTGCTAGAATCTCCAAGTCTAGAATCGAGGACTCCGAGTATATTATTGAGACATCTCTCGACTTTTGTAGGAAGCAAAAATTAAAAGAGGCCATGCTCAAGTCCGTCAAACTACTTAAAAATTCCTCTTTCGACGAGATCTCGCAGGTCATCAATGAAGCCTTAAAACTTGGTTCAGACTCCAATTTCGGCCATGATTATGTGAAAGACTTCGAACAGCGATTCCTGTTTAAGGCACGAAACCCGATCGGAACCGGATGGGAAGAACTCGACGCGATAACTCACCAAGGTCTGGGGCAGGGAGAACTCGGCGTAGTCATTGCTCCCACGGGAGCCGGGAAAAGCATGGCACTCGTCCACATCGGCGCTCAAGCACTCAAGGCCGGAAAGAATGTGGTATATTATACACTAGAATTATCCGAAACAGTCGTTGGGTCTCGCTTCGACAGTTGCATAACGAATGTTCCCCTCAATGATTTGAAGGATTTCAAAGAGGAAATTTACGAAAAAGTACAAATGATCGAGGGCCAACTAATCGTAAAAGAATATCCCACAAAGTCAGCCAGTTGCCAGACGCTGAAAAACCATATAGAGAAATTAATGACTCGGGGGTTCAAGCCCGACATGGTTCTCGTTGACTATGGAGATTTATTACGTCCAATTTCAACATTAAGGGAGAAAAGGCATGAGTTGGAGACTATTTATGAACAGCTTCGAGCAATTTCTCAGACATACGGTTGTTGTGTCTGGACTGCTTCTCAAACGAATCGTTCTGGATTGAATGCCGAAGTTATTACAATGGAATCAATATCAGAGGCTTTTAATAAATGTTTTGTTGCAGACTTTATCTTTTCAATATCCAGAACAGCGGAAGACAAATTGGCTAACACTGGGCGTATTTTTGTTGCTAAGAACAGGAATGGTCCCGATGGACTAATTTTTCCAATTCATATGGACACATCGAATGTAACAATAAATGTTCAGTCCTCGACGGGTGAAACCATCGGTGAAGTCAAGAAAGAAGCTAAGAAAAGACAAGAGAAGAAATTAATTAAATTATATAAGAAAACCAAAAAGGATGGGGGAAAATAAATGTCGATTACTACACTGCAAGAATATACTAGAATTGCGAAATACGCAAAATACCTGCCAGAGAACAAGCGCCGCGAAACTTGGAAAGAACAAGTAACGCGAGTTTTTGATATGCACAGGGAAAAATTTAAGGACAATAGCGAAGCACTCTCCTTGATCGAGGAAGCGGAGTCTGCTGTTCACAAGAAAGAGGTATTGGGATCTCAGAGAATTCTACAGTTTGGTGGTACACCTATCTTTAGTCATAACGCACGAGTGTATAATTGTGCTTTTGGCCATATTAACAGAACAAGATCGTTCCAAGAACTGATGTATCTTCTTTTATGTGGTTGTGGTGTCGGCTTTTCCGTCCAAAAGCACCATGTAGAGCAGCTTCCTTTGGCCGCGCGCCCAAGCAGATTCACTCCTCCGAAAATTTTTGTGGTTCCGGACACGATTGAGGGCTGGGCAGATGCAATAGGAGTTTTGGTTAATAGTTATTTTGGAGGAAATCCAGAATTCGATGAATATGTCGGAATCAATGTCGAGTTTGACTATTCTGAAATTCGTCCCGCCGGATCCCCATTAAGTTCGGGGGCCAAAGCACCCGGACCAGATGGCCTACAACGATCGATTGAAAAAATCCGAGAAGTGTTCGAGAGTAGTCTTGGTTATAATAACCGAGTTCGGCTAAATCCCGTAGATGTTTATGATATTATTATGCACGCCGCAGACGCAGTTATCTCTGGCGGTGTCCGCCGCTCGGCAACTATCGCACTCTTCTCTCCAGATGATAAAGAGATGGCGACAGCCAAGACAGGTAACTGGTTTGTTGAAAACCCCCAGCGGGGCAGATCCAACAACAGCGCACTCCTAGTTCGAGACGAAACCACAAAAGAGACATTTAATCAACTAATGGG